TATAAAGAGTGGAAGGAGAAGGAAAATGAAACTGAAAATTAGATCATTACATATGGAGAATTTCAAGGGAATTAAGAGCCTTGATGTGAATTTCTCTAATAAGACAAGTATTAAAGGACAGAACGCCGCAGGAAAGACAACAATCTTCGATGCGTTTACATGGCTGCTTTTCAATAAAAACAGTGCCGGAGAGGAAAAGTTTAATGTTCGACCATTAGATAAGGACGGAAACCGCATTGATAATGTAGAAATTAAGGTTGTGGGAGTTATTGACGTTGATGGGAAAGAAGTGGAACTTTCAAAGGTTCAGAAGCAGAATTGGGTTAAGAAACGTGGTACTGATACTGTTGCATTGCAGGGAAATGTCAATTCATTTGAGATTGACGGTTATCCAAAAAGTGAAGCTGATTTCAAAGAATATATTTCCAGTCTGGCACAGAGCGAGGATATGTTCAAGATGCTGGCCAATCCGCAGTATTTCTCTTCCATGAAATGGAAAGAGCAGCGGGATATTCTGATGCGCCTTGTAACGGATGTATCGGATGTTGAACTGGCGCAGACAGATGCTAAGTATGCCCAATTACTCGGCGAGTTGGAGAAAGCACCGTCCACGGATGATATTCGTGCAAAATTTCAGAAAGCTCTTACAGAGTGGAAAAAGAAACAGTCAGAGATTCCGGTACGTATTGATGAAGCCGAGAAATCCAAGGTTGATGTTGACGTGGCAGAGCAGGAACTTGCAAAGGTAGATCTGGTAAGAAGAATCGCTGAATGTGACAAGAAAATGGAGAATGCCGGTAGCACGTTAGGCGATTTGAGAAGCAAGGAAATGCAGTTGCAATTTGATATGTCCGGCATTATGCAGGTCATGAATGACGAACTTTCCGCAAAACGTAGAGGTCTTGACAGTGCCAAGGATGATGCAACACGAGAGTTCAATGACTTACATAATCAGATTCAGTCTGCGGAAAATCAGATCAAGGCAAATGAGAAGACAATTTCCGATACAGATGCAGAGCGGAAAAATCTTGGTGTTGAATACAATGCAGAATTTTCCAAGGCATTTGATGAAATGCCATATCTCTTTGACGAATCCAAGTGGAAATTTGATGAATCTACAACGGTTTGTTCCTTATGTGGTCAGAAGTTGCCGCAGGATAAGATTGAGTCTCTTAAGGCTGATTTTGAGCAGAAAAAGGCAGATGCCAAGGCACGTGCCACCAAGCAGTTAGAGGATGCACGCAAAGCATTTGATGATGCAAAGGGCGCAAAACTTAAAGGTCTGATTGACAAGGGCAACGCTTGCAAGGCTGATATTGAGCGATTGACAAAGGAAAACGCCAAGTTGCAGGAAGACATTGTGGCACTCAAAGAGCAGGAATCCAAGGCACTTGCAAAGCAGAATGATTATGCAAAGCAGTTATCCGAGATCCCGGCAGAAGCTGATTATTCGCAGAATGAAGAGTATGTGAAGCTGAAAACAGAGCATGACAAGATTCTTGCTGATATTGCAAAGGTTGAATCCGAGGGCGCAGACAAGGTTGTTACTGATTTAAAAGCCGAGAAAGCCGATCTGCAGAGTCAGCTTGAAGAGGTGAACAAGGTTATTGCGCAGGCGGCTAACAATGTGGCGATTGATGATCGTATCGAAACGCTTCGTGACGAGCAGAAAGAAATCGGGCAGAAAGTTGCCGATCAGGAACAGATGCTTTATCTCTTGGAAGAGTTCATTCGTTTCAAGCTGGATAAGGTTTCAGAATCTATTAACAGCCATTTCAAGACGGTTAATTTCAAACTCTTTGAAATGCAGTTAAATGGCGGTATGAAAGATTGTTGCGAGTGTACTGTAAATGGCGTTCCGTATTCGACTTTGAACAGTGGTCACAGAATTGTAGCCGGACTTGATATTATCCGCTCGTTAAGCGAATTGTACGGTGTGAGCGTGCCGATTTTCGTAGATAATTGCGAAGCGGTGTCAAGCGGCAATTTACCAGATATGGAAAGTCAGATGATTTGCTTGTATGTGTCCGAGGACAAGGAGTTGGTTGTTTCTAATGAATAATATATCCGGAAATAGGTATGGCAAGCTGACGGCTCTCGAATTTTCGTATATGAAAGACGGTCATCCGTTTTGGAAATGTAAATGCGATTGTGGGAACGTTACATATAAAAATTATTGGCATCTTGTAGACGGACATACAAAATCCTGCGGATGTTTGAAACGTAAATATACGATCAAAAACAAACGTATTTTTAGCATTTGGTACAACATGATTGATCGTTGCAGGAATGCTAACCGAAAAGACGCAAAGTCGTATTACGATAAAGGGATTCTGGTATGTTCTGAATGGTGCACTTATGAAAATTTTGAATCATGGTCGTTAGAAAATGGTTATGCGGATAATTTAACTATTGATCGTATTGATTCAAATGGAAATTATGAGCCGTCAAATTGCAGATGGATAACGATTCAAGAACAGCAAAAGAATAAATGCACAAACGTAATGGTCACATATAACGGCGAGACATTATGCATGTCTGATTGGGCAAAGCGTTTTGGGATAAATCGTGTAACTTTAGAGAGCCGCATATATGATCTTGGGTATTCATTTGAAGATGCGATCAGAAAAGAAAAGGGAAGCCAGAAAACAAATGTAATGATTTCGTATGGTGGAAATACATATACGCAATCTGGGTTTGCAAAATTTTTAGGGTGTACGCCGCAGTGGATATACATATTGCGGAAGAAAGGTTTAACACCAGAAGAAATTGCCATAAAGGTTAAGAATAGAAAGGTGGTTAATTGATAAATGCAGTATATCAAAGCAAAATTTCCAAACAGCACCAGGAGTTATACATACAGCACCGAGGATTCCGTAAAAGCCGGTGACACGGTTGTAAATGCCAAAGGTGCAAAGGTGACGGTCACGAATGAATCGGTAGATATGAAGTGGGTAGAAACCTACGGCGCTGACAAGGTGGAAGTTGTGAAGAAATATGAGGAACAGGAAAGCGGTGGTGACGATGAGAGTTAATCCATGTAGATATTGTGCATTGTCTATAAACCTTAACGGAAAGCATTGTTCAAGGTATTCTTCCGAAGAGTGCGCAAAATGCGAGAACATTCAAAAACACAGGGAATATCTTTTGAGCCAGCGAAAATTCGCAGAGGGTGAGCAGATTACAAGCATTGAGGAACTTTTGAAACAGGAATGGGTAATGTGGTATCACAGTACAAAGCACATAGAGGTTTTCAAGAATATGCAACTCAATCTTGTTTTGAAATTTCTTAAAAATGGAGCATTTAAAAAAGCAATAAGGAAAGAAAGCGAGGAAAAATAATTATGGCAGAGAACACAGCAGTAGCAAAGGCAGAGGAAAAGAAAGAGGAAAAGACAGAGGTTGCACACAGCAACAACAAGGTTACAGACTATAGCCTTGGAATTTTTGGAACATCAGATAATTTCATTATGGCTATGCAGATGGCAAAGGCGTTGGCGAGTTCAACTATCGTTCCGGCAACATTCCAGAAGAACGATGCAAACTGTCTGATTGCTATTGAGCAGGCGCAGAGACTGCGAGTAAGCCCACTGATGGTTATGCAGAATCTGTATGTGATTCAGGGTAGACCGTCTTGGAGTTCAAAGTTTCTGATTGCGGCAATCAATAATTCCGGCAAATTCGATATGGAATTACAGTTTGAGGAAACTAGAGATAAAGATGGCAAGCCTTATTCGTGCCTTGCTTGGACTACGAAAAATGGTCGTAGAGTTGAGGGAATGACCGTGGACATGGAAATGGCTAAAGCCGAGGGATGGCTTAGTAAGAACGGTAGTAAGTGGAAAACCATGCCACAGTTAATGCTTCGTTACAGAGCCGCATCTTTCTTCTCCAGTCTGAATTGCCCGGAGCTGACAATGGGATTATATACGAAAGAGGAAATGCAGGACAACGATTTCAAGGAATATCCGATGGAAGATTTGCAGGAACAGGTCAAGCGTGATATTTCCGAAAATGCCAATTCAGAGCCATTTGTTGTAGCTGAATCCGAAGCTATTGAGACCTGGAGTGAAGTAGTTGAGCCGGAGAAAGTAGCCGGAGAAGTCGTTGAGAATGACGAGAACGTACCGGACTTTATGAAAGATTAGAGGTGGATGCATGAGAGTTATATCACAGGACGGCACAATTGATGTACCGTATGAAATCAGTTCTTTGAGCATGGCAGTCGGGAAATATGAGAATGTTGAACACGCAGCTATCTTTTGCCACAACTCTTCGACAGCAATAGGAACAAAAATGGCTGAATATAGTTCCAAAGAAAAAGCCAAGAAAGCTATGGAAATGCTTAGAAACAAGTACATGGAATATACAAGTACAAATTATTTAAAAATTTTTCAGTTCCCTACAGAGGAAGAATTGGAGTAGCCTATGGAAGTTATTTCATTTTTAGAGTCAGTTCAGAAAGGTATGGCTGATAATACCTACAACTTTTGCAAAGATGGAAAATGCAGCCAGTGCGGTAACTGTTGCTCAAATCTCTTGCCAATGAGCAGAAAGGAAGTAGATGCCATTCACAGATATATCCGTAAGAATCATATCAAAGAGTGCAAACATCTTCTTCACACTGCGAATAGAACGTATGATATGACATGCCCTTTTCTTGATACGGATAAGAGTTGCGAGAAATGCAGAATCTATCCGGTTCGACCAGAAATTTGCAAGCAATTTATCTGTGACAATGAGCAGAGAGCAAAGCATAATAGGGCATTGTTTGGACAGACAAGACAGATTATTGATGTGAGGAGTGAGTTTTATCACAGAAATGGAAAATAGGCAGAAAGAAAAAATTACAAAAAGCCGAGAACGCGTCAAAAAGTTTGGAGAAGTTTATACGCCGGGCTGGATGGTACAAAAGATGTGCAATATGTTGGAAGATGAAAATGGTGGTGCAGAGTGTTGGAGAGGAACAGTGTTGGAGCCTGCGTGTGGTACTGGAAATTTCCTTGTGGAAATCTTGAAACGGAAACTGTCAATAGGAATGACTGAAACGGAAGCTGCAGAGACATTATTCGGCATTGATATTCTGGCAGACAACATAGAAGAGAGCATACAGAGACTTACGGATCTTGCACCGACAGCAGAAAGTATATTCAGAAAGAACATTGTTCAGGGCAACTTTTTAAAACCGGAAGGAATATGGTTTTTGGAGGATGCCGAATGAGAGAAAAAGCGGAAGACCCTTATGTATCTCTTGGTATATGCTCCAGATGTCACAAAGGCATATTGGGAACGCAGTACAAAATGTGCGCTGAGTGCCGGGAGAAGAAAGCGAAGGTAGAAGCTAAGAGACTTGCAAGGGAAACACCGGAACAGGCAGAAGCACGGAAAGAAAGAGTCCGTACCAGATATTACATGAATAAGTCCAGTGGAATATGCGTGAAGTGTGGAAAACGTAATGCAGTATGCGGAACTGTTTTATGCAACAGGTGTTTGGCAAAGAGGCGTTCGTGCGAGAAGTCCACAAGCCAAAGGGAGTACCGGGAGGATAAAGGATTGTGCATAATCTGTGGTAGACCGGCGGTATCTGGAAGAAAGCATTGTGAGGAACATTTAAAGATGCTACGGAAAACAGTTGCAAATGCGGCAAGCCATATAGACTACACGAAACATCCTTGGATAATCGATAATAAACACATATTTGAAAATTGAGGTGAAAGAGGTATGAAACTTAAAACATTAGGTTCTGGTTCATCCGGTAATTGCTACATGCTGGAGAATGACAAGGAAGCTTTGATAATCGAAGCCGGGTTGCCTTTTATGGAAGTCAAGAAAGCACTGGATTTCAATGTGATGAAAATTAAGGCTGTGATTACTACCCATTTCCATATTGACCATAGTCTTTATAGCTTACAATATGTGCAAGCTGGTATTCCTGTTTTTGAACCATGCAGACCGCCGATAAAAGATTCTGAAATGCGTTTTAGAAAAGGAAATTTTGACATAAGAGCATTTGAAAATCGTGATAAATCTGGAAGATGGCTACATAACAACGGAGACGGTTCAGAGTGTCCGTGCGTTGGGTTTTACATTACGCATCCAGATATGGGAAGCCTTGTGTATGCAACAGACACAGAATACGTCAAATGGCGATTTAAGGACATTAATCACATCATGGTGGAAGCTAACTACGATATGCAGTTTGTGAACCGAGAAGAGCCAAATTACGAACACAGATTAAGAGGTCATATGAGCTTACCAACGGCACTTGACTTTATTTCTACTAACGATAATCCGGCATTGCGAAATGTCGTTCTAATTCACTTATCAGATAAAAGCGGAGATCCCGCACTATTCAAACAAAAGACAGAAGAAACAGTTAAATATGGAGCAAATGTTTATATTGCAGAAAAAGGATTAGAGGTTGATTTAAACCTTTGCCCATTCTAACAAGTTATGATTTTGACCGGTCAATTTTATATATAGCAACTATTAACCATGCACAGAAAGGAATTTTTTATGAATCCAATTGATTTAGCAGAATTAGCAGGCGGTGCATTGCAGGAAAAATCACAGAAAGCATTGCAGGATGTTTTTGAGAATATGCAGGATCCTAATACACCGTGGAAAAATAAGCGAGAGGTGGTTATTAAATTAAAGTTCACCCAGAACGAAGACAGAGACGATGCAACTTGTGAAATTTCCGTAGAAAAGAAACTTGCACAGCCAAAGCCTATGGAGACAAAGTTTGCTCTTGGAACCAATCTTGCAACAGGAGAAGTTCTTGCCGAGGAATACGGACCAGGTATCAAAGGTCAGATATCCCTTGATGAATACCAGAAAGAACAGCAGATCGATGGAAAGACCGTAGATACGGACACAGGAGAAATAATCGAGGAAGCCAAAGAAAATGATGGCGTTGTAGATTTCAGACAGGCAAAACAGGCATAGAAAGAAGAGGTAAAAAATTATGATTAAAGAAGCATTGGAGTATATCGTTGGTTTAAAAACACCGATTATTAATGAAATTGGTGGTAATACATATTCGGACAAGCCGCTTAACCGCATCAGTTACGTTCCGTATGCGAGTACGATCGAAATGAAAACATTGACGAGTCTTGTAGAGTATATCAAGGCAAACATTGACTGCATGTCGGAAAAGATGATCGTTCATGTGGTTTCTCCGACGGAA